TGCTGCACTACGCGCTGAACTAGTAAGCACGCTAGCTTCTATTAGCAAATTTGCTGATGCTAAAAAGCTATCGGTTGATGAACTGCGTAACACCATCATAGCGCTCAAAGAAGTAGCTGGAAAGGTAAACCATGCGCAGTGACATTGAACAGCTTATTGAACTAGAAAAGCAGCAAACGAATCTGCGAGTCAGGTTCGTGCATTTGCAAAACCAACTGTCTGAACTGCTTGCTGATCTAGAGATTCTGTCACACCGAAAAGAAAGAATTTTGCTGAAGATGAAACGCACAACTATGGATGCCAACAATGAGCAACTACCGAAAAAACCTGTTTGATGACTGTGTATTTCCAAGTGCATCTGAACTGGCTAGTATGCTGGGGCTGGATGCTGTACCTTTGGACGCTGAGGTGCACGATGCCATTGCAGCGAGTCTGGAAGAACATACGGCTGGGGCAGACAACGCCTCTATGGGTAGCCGCGATGGTCTGGATAGAGGCCGGTGATCCCGTTGCTGAGTGGCGCTCTGCTGACGCCTACGCAGCGGGCCGTAAGCCTGTGAGATACTTCAACAAGTGGCGTAAGTTGCAATAGCAGCGACGAAGTTGTTGACAAAGTTTGTACAGTATGGCATACTCAGTTGCAGTTGACAGCGGTGGTGCTGGCTAGCTAGGGGTGCAGTATGTCTAAAGCAATTTTGAAGCGGGTTGTGCCGGGTTTTTATGTGTTGCACGGCGCTGACCATATTCGCGTGCATCAGCATAAGGGTCGTACTTGGAATGGTCGCGATGGTGCCATTGGTTACACCGAATACGTTGTGACTGATACTACGCGTAAGAAGCCTGAAATGCCTTGGGATACTTACTTGCAGGATTTGATTCTTGTCAAGTGCAGTACGCTTGCGCAGGTGCGCTTCTGGTTGGCCAAGAACACCGATAAGTACGTCAATATCTGAGTATGTGGGGATGGCGGAATAGGTAGACGCAGCGAACTTAAACTTCGCTGTCAGCAATGGCATACGGGTTCAAGTCCCGTTCCCCGCACTAACTAGTATAGAGGTTATTCATGTACTATGATTGCAACGGTAACCCGGTGAAATGGGAAGACAAGGCTGGTGAGGCGTCAAGCCTGCGCACCGGCAAGTGCACGCAACTCAACGATAGCTATGACAACAAGCTTGCTATCGTTGAGGAAATGTGGACACGTCCCTTTGACAAAACCAATACGTTTGCGTATTGGCGTGCTGAAATCAACGTCGGTGTTTATAACTGGTCTTGTGGTCACTTTGTTACGGCTACGGAAGCTAAGGATGCCAGCAACAAAATGTTGCTGCTGTGTAAGGTCATCATTGAAGATAGTGGGGTTTAGTATGGGTGGTCATCGGTTGAGTCATGTACTGTTGGTTAAAGCGTGCAAAGAAAGCTTGGCAGCTAATGATGGCGTCCTGTACGCTGACGACGTTGCCCTGCGCTGTGACAGTGAGCCTGCTACCGTCACACGCAACATCAAGATGCTGGTGGCTGCTGGGCTACGTGGTCTGCCTGAGTTCACACGCCGCGTCAAAGCATCGCGTGAGTCCGCCGATGGCACCGCTAAGGTCGCAGATCCATATAACATTCAGTTTTGGGACGGCGACAAGTGGCGTATCGGTTCTGTGATTCGTATTGTCGTAAAAGGCAAGCACAAGGGTTGGATGGTAGTCAAATTCGGCAACAAAAAGACTGAGATTGACCCCAACCATCTTGATCGTCGTGGTATGCCTCTTTTCAAGAAAATCTAACGGTGGTGTGCAATGATTGAAGTTGTTTCCGCAGTCATTGCAAATGATGCTGGTGATGTTCTTGTTGCACTTAGGTCTGCTGGTGCTAGTGCTGGTTCTTGTTGGGAAACACCCGGTGGTAAAGTTGACCCCGGTGAATCTCACGAACAGGCATTACGTCGCGAGATACGTGAAGAATTGGGCGTTGAATTGGCTAGTGTTGGCAAGATCGTTGCTGACGTGGTTGTGCCCGGTAGGCGGGCAGCGCTGCACGTAGTGTTCTACGCCTGCACGATGCCTGCCGGGGCCAAGCCGCGCCGTCTGGCGGGGCAGGAACGCCTGTGCTGGGCACACCGTGACAAGCTTGCCGACCGCCGCATGACGCCGGGTAACATGGCGGCAATGGGCAAGATTATCAACTACTTGAGGAAGGTAGCCAAATGAGAAACAAAGAACACGCGTATAAGCACAATGTAATGGCACGAACGTATTTGCCACGCTCGCGGTTGCCCGCTACTGCTGCAAATGGCAACACAGACGGCACTGTAAACATAGAGGTAGTATTATGAGCAACAAAGAAGGTATGCACAAACGTTACTATCGTGGCGGTGAATGGAACTATCATTCTGCTAGTCCGCATCCTGTAACCAAGCGTTTGTACAGCCGACAAGCACGTCGTCGGGTCAAGCGTACGATGCAACGCGAGCTTGACAAGCCGGAAGAATAGCGCTATGATACCAGCAGCTTGATTCCTGTCATCAAGCACAAAAGGGCCAGCAGTATATCGGTGCTGCTGGCCCTTTCTGTTTTACCGCTAACAATTTCAGACGCAAAAAAGCCCGGTTGGTGTGCAAATCCAACCGGGCTTTTTTGTTGTGTCCGCTACGTGTGAATCGCACACGTAGCAGGCGGCTTAGTCCTCGTCGTCATCCTCGACAACGCGGGCCGGTTCCTTCTTGGCGGGCTTCGCAGCCTTGGCGGCCTTCGGGGCCTTCGGGGCCGGGGCTTCGTCCTCGCCGTCATCGTCGCCGTCCAGAATCGACTGCAAGCCCGACACGTCACGCGTGGACTTGCGGCGACCGCGCTTCAGCGCCGGGATTTCCAGACCGGCTTCACGCAACAGCTTCACACGACGGTAAATCGCAGCCGGGGTAACGCCAACCTTTTCAGCCAGCGCAATCGCCGTGAGATCGCCATCATTTTCCAGAATGCAATCACGGATTGCACGCGCCAATTGCTTGTCAGTAACCTTAGTTTCAAACGCCATGATAAGTTCCCTTTCTAAGCTGGCAACTGGTGCCAGTCGCCGATCGCCGGCGCGTCACACCACCGTGCCGCGTCGTGTAGTAGTTGTACCACGTCAGGTATGCCGTGTCAACTATTTTTGTGGTATCGACGCTGATGTTCTGCGTGCGCATTGAGCCATCGTTCAACCGTTGAGCCATCGGTAACGGCATTGTACGGCAGCGTGTCACCGCACTCGCAGACAAACCCATACGCTAACTGTACGAAAACAGTTGAGTTAGCAGTATTGGCAGAAAGCTTATGCCGGTGAGCAAACTCTTTTATGGCTATCGGTGTATGCCGTGTGTGGTACGCAGCATTGTAAGCAGTCACGACTGAAATCCAGTATGCTTCTGCACGACGTTGAGGCGCAGTTTGTGCGATAATGTGCTGTAGTTTGGCTAGCTTATCAGCCATAGCACTCGCAGCGGTCACAGCAAGATCATGCGCTGATCTGCGGTATGGCGGCGTAGTATGCCACGGTTTCAGCAGCTTTTCACACGTGGTACATTTACGTCGTCTTTCAGCAGATAGTAGCACAGCGCCATTACGATAAGCTCGATGGCAAAGTGACTTTTCTTCTGTTAGCCAAAAATGCGCTACAAGATGATTCTCTATGTAACGCCAATCATGTACGCCAGCCATAGACTACAACCGACCACGTTTGGTGCGGTCCAAATCATCAAGCCTGTCAACGGCATTGTCCAGACCGTTCTTAAGCACGTGGCGCACTTCCATTTCAATCAGGTCGCGCAATGAAGCAGTTACTAGCATACCATCATACCACGACGTGAAGTACTTAGGCATAGTGGTATTGATAATGGTCTTTGCTTTTTCCTCATCGTAGTCATGCAGCAGGATTCCTGCAATCTCAAACGCTGAACGGCTAAAGCTAAACTTGATATCGACGACGTAAGAATCTGGCATGTTATTACCTGTAAAAAATGGCTAGGCGCTTTGCAGCGCGCGTGATTGCAGTGTACATAAGTTTGCGATACTGCACAGGTTCTTTCTTGCTAAACCATGACAACGAACCACAATGTACGATGCCAACTTCTGACCACTGACTACCCTGTGATTTGTGCACAGTAATGCACTCACCATAATCGACAGGAATTGCCTGCTTACGGTAGCCTGCATCGGGCATGTCGTCCAGAATCCAGCGCCAGTCGCCAAGGGGGCTACCTGCCTCAATGTGACGCGGTACGACGATTGCTGAGCCATTGTCGGGGCTTGTCCAGTACACGCGCAGCATGTCGCCAAGGTCGTCAATGGCGGCGACAGTACGTGTATCGCCATTCATCAGGCCAATTGTCGTGTTGTTGCGTAGGCAGATAAACGTGTCGCCAACCTCTAGAGGTTCTGTGCGTTTCATCTTGTCACGAATCTTTGTGTTCAACTCAGCACGTGTAGCATTGCTGAAGCACAAAAGTGTAGCATCAATACCTGCTTTACGCCGTTCAATCAGCCAGTCAACAGCATCATCTTCGCCAAGCAAGTCTACGTCTGGACTATCTAATTCCAACTTTGCCGCAGTAGTCCACTTCTCACCGTTGCGCACAGCGGTAGCCATACGGATGATCGGGCTTTCCAGTGCCTGCCGGTGTACCTGCGTAAGCAACGTCGTGGGCTTATCCATGCGTGGGCCAACGGCGTCTTTAACTGGCGGCAATTGCTCGCGATCACCGACGTACAATACTTGCACATCAGCAGCCATTTTGAGCATGAAGTCAGCATGTAATTGCTTTCCAATCATACTAGCTTCATCAACAATAACCAAGCTACCAATTGGTGCAACTGCGCGCACGTCCAAAAATACCAGATTGCCGTCAACGTCGTTTAGCGCTTTTTCGTACAGCAAACGATGGATGGTGCTGGCCGGTTTGCCAGTAACTTCGCGTAGTCGTGACGCAGCTTTGCCAGTCGGTGCCATTAGCGCGACATTTCTGTGCTGCTCAGCCCACGCAATTACTGCACGCATTAGCGTAGTTTTACCGCTGCCAGCAGGACCGATGAGAACCATCTCACGTTCACCTGCTGCAATAGCATCTTGGATGATCGCGAATGCCAACTTCTGATCTGGACTCAGTTCAATTTCCATAGTAGTTCTCACAAGTATGCGTCTGGAAACAGTAGGCTACCAGCAGGTTGAAGTGGTGCAACAATTGCGTTTTGAAAAGAAACGTTTTTGCCTTTGAAAACACGCTGAAGTATGTCAAGGTGTTCATTGGCACGTCTTATCGTTGGGCCGGTGTAGAAGTCCATGTGTGCACGTATGTCAGACATTACAAGCACTGACCATGCACAAATAGCTGTAGACAATTCTTCTGGTGTAACATCGTTGAACGGCTTAATTTGAAAATAGTTATCACGATGGTACGTATGAATAAGCATGTCTAGTTTGAGCAAAAAGTCGTGTAGGCTGTACGAGACTTTGTAGTCGGCTGACCACGTATCAGCCTGTATCGCACACCACGGCTCTGTCACAAGTACCAGTTTTATCAGGTTTATGTCTTGCCAGCCGTCCCTGCTGTCATAGCACACGCTAAATATCTTGCACAAATCATCGTGCTTAGCCGTTGCATACCGCGAAGCATTGTACTCATAGTAATCTACGCCGTTTTTTCTGGACAGAACACGCGATAACACGCCGCTACCGAACATAAAAGTTAGCATATTGCCAACTTTGAAACAATTACGCTGGTTGTTTTCTAGACCAATGACTGCTAACGCGTCTTCGACTGTGATGCGTAACTTTCCTGTGAAGTCCCACGGTTTACGCTCAGCGTATTGCTGTACGATAGGTGCGTATTTAGCGTATTCTTCATCCGTAAATCTGTAGGGCGGCTTTGCTGCGGATGAAGTTTGCTGTTTCTTCTGCATTTTTCCCCATGACTACAAGCGCTGAACCGTTATTGCCGCCAGTCTTTGCTGTGCCGTTTACTGTGTCAAACTTCACACGTCCGTTCAAAAATAGCACAATGCTGTGCCGCCAAATGTACTTATGCCAGTACCGTTCACCCGGTATTGCTGGTATAAGCATGACAATGGTAAGGTCGGGGTGTTGTGCAAGCTGCTCAGCAGCACGCGCAATCCAGACGCTACAGTTGTTATAGGGCGGATTCATAAACACGATACCGCGCAAGCCGTGGTTCCATGATAGTGTACCGGCATCCTGACCACGCCGTATGTCAAATGTGCGCCCAACAGGCACGCTGACGCCGACGTGGCTATCCTCTGACCAGAACGGGTCAAGCGCAATACGTGGCAACCATTCAAGAATCCAGAGTGGTGTAAACCATTCGTCAGAAAGTTTACCGGGCTGATTAGCCATTTGAAGCCTCATTCAATACGGCAGTAGCTTTTTGAAACGTTGGCAGCACAATCAATGTAAAGAAGTCAAGCAACTGCATAGCATGGTGTTCTTCATCAACATGAATGATGTGCCGCTTGTCATCTACGTTGTATCCCAAGTTTACTGCGTGCCTTTTCAGCGCAAAAGCTAGATTACGCGCCATGATTGCATTACTGCCAGCATGACCTGTAATCAAACCCGGCGAATCAAGCTCATTAGGATGCCTGATGTAGTAAGCAGCTATGTGGCCAACAGCAGTAGAACATAGCATGATAACATGCACAACGCCGTCCTTTTGAAACTGCGCTAGCATATCAGCTAAAGGCTTTAGCTTGTCTAAATCTTCTTCCATAATGACACCACCGTATCAGCGTATGAAGTTCCCTCGCAGGAATTGCCTGTAGAGTAGCAGGCCAATGCATCGTGCCAAGAATCAGTATGTTTGCGCCACGTTTTGATTGCAATGGCACTGGACAAGATACCTACTTGAACGTCTGACCGCATTTCAGCACAGGTAAATGCACTGTATCTGTGGTCAACTTGGCCCAATCCACAGCACGGACCCCGCTTGGCGCGATAATTGAAGCCGCTTTCGTGTTCGGTAATGGCCACCAGAAGCCCGCTAGGCACCCTAGAAGCCTCTGAAACGTCCCAAGCCACAAGGGACACCACCGCAGACGAAACAACGCGGCCTGCGGGCTGCTGTGAGATCACAGCCAGCATGAAAAGCAGTTTATTCATTCCTAACCTTCCAGTTTGCTGTTGGGGCTTTGTTCAAAAACCGCTCGACAAACTTTTTCGCAGTATCATCTGGATAAGAACGTGTGCCCCAACAGACCGGCATACCGACCATCAGGATTTCCCAAGCACATTTATCTTGCCCAAATGGTACTGCTGTTATCAGGCAGCGAAGATGCGGCCTGTCTTGTGGTGCAAATCTGGATATGCCAATTGCCTGCCAAACATTGCCGACAGGCTGCACAGTCCATTGCACGTTATCAAAGAATGCGCAAATTGTTTCTAGGTCGGTGCGTGTGTGATTCATCGTGTACTGTAGTAGGGCAGTTACCGCGAAAGCAGATTGTTGTGCACGCTCTTGACGGTATTGCCGCCCTTCCGTGCACCTTCACGTGCAATCCACAGCGCCATCAAGCTATCACCCGTGTGCTGCTCAGGATCGTAGTACAGCAGTTGCTGAATAAGCTCGCGGACTTCTGGATCAACATCAGTACCATCGCGACCTGACGGAATAATCCACTTACCGCTAGCAAATTCAGCAGCCAATGATTCAACGCCAAATACCGGGTCATTCTTATTGCGGCCAGTTTCAAACGTGTACACTGGTACAATGGTGCCATCAGTAACGTCATTGTTGATTAGGTCAGCAAACAGCTTCTGCGTTGCGTTACCTTCAACATAGACAATGCTCATCATGTTTCTGGCAGTCAGTCGGATTTTGCGCATAAGCTCAATACCCGGCATACGACCACCCTGTGCATTGATGATTTCTCTATCACCATTTGAGTACACGGCAATAGTCATCAAAACAGACCTACCACCAGTGGTACGCAATGATGCACCAATATCTACGCCTGTGTACACACGACAACCGGGCGGCACAGCATCAAGCCGCTGGCGCATGTAGCGGCCCTTACCACGCAGAATTGCAGCGTTAATCCATTCTTCCTTGAAGCGTGCTTCAGTGTTTGAACGGGCTACGCACATCATCTGGCGTGCGAATTCAACCTCACCAATTTCTGCACGTTTGCGTTCAATACGTTCCTGTGACCAGCGCTCAGGCCACAATGACTTGCCAGTGAAATCAGTGATTGGATAGCGCTTTGAAATGTATCCGGGGCGAGAAGCAAGAAAATGCATCAGGTCATCGGGATGGTACGCATTACCAACCACAACGACACGCGACTTATCGGTAACACGACCAAGCAACGTAGACACAACCCAATCAATTGTCTTTTGACGCAATGCTGGCGTGCGCGTATTTTCCCACGTCAGTACGTCATCAAGAATGAGCAAGTCAATACGTGCACCAAGAATTGAACCAAACAAACCGATGCTTTGAAACTGCGGGTCTTTGGCTGGCGTATCACGTTTGAGTTTCAGCGCCTTGGAAGTCCACGGCGTTTGCGGGATAATGCCCGGAAACGTATCACGAAACGCCGTGGACTTGCTCATGTATTCGCCAACAGTACCAAGAATCTTTGACGACAGTGATCCAGTGCTGGATACAACTACGCAACGAAGATTGGTATTGCAAGCGATTTCATACATGCTACGGGCAATACTGATTTGGAAAGTTTTGCCAGATTCAACGTGCCCCCAAATGATTGAACGCCTATGTTCTGAGATAAGGTCTTGCCATTCGTTGTGGTATTGTGACATGACCACAGGATTGCCAGTTTCCTCATCGCGTAACACGTGGCGAATGAACCACTTAGGGTCTGTTCGTGCCACTACACAACGTGCTGCATACTGCTGGTGCGCCAGCCGTGTTGCGTCAATACCAAGGTCTTCAAGACCGCGCTTTAATGCGTTAGCACCTTGCTTGGTAGTATTGTCCGTTCTGTAGTCACGAAGTGTGCGAGCCATTATTCTTCCTCAGAGTCTTCGCCAGCTTCAATGGCAATCAAATTGTTGCCGTGTTCCAGCGCTTCATGCAGAGTATCGCGGATACCATGTAAAGTTGCAATAGCTTCTTCATGGCTCATGTTGCCGCCAACACCACCACTCATATCATCAGGTTCGCCAAGCACACGCCGTTCAATAGCAATTGAACGCTCTGCAATACCGATAGCTTGGTCTGACAACACGCCAATCTTTGCCATCAGTTGCAAAGTATCATGCAGGTCAAGCTCTACGCCCATTGTAGACATACGCTCAATCTGCAAAATTGCCTTGTTTACCAGCGGCTCAATTGCCCGGTTAAGCTTCTGTGTTCGTGATAGCAGCGTAAGCGCATGGTTGCGCGTACTTTTTACCATCAAGCCTTCTTCTCTACGTGCTGCAATCACATCATTTCTAGCAGCAGCAATTTCATTATCGGAAGGTGGCGGAACTGATTGACGCAGACCCGTAACCTGTATTTGGTTTTGGGGTGCATTCGGGGTGGCTGTCGTGATCGCGAGCGCGTCATTTCTGGCGGCTGCACGCGCTTTGACCTTATCTTCCTTGATCACTTTTTCAATTGGCTTCGCCCAAGCTATGCTAGGCCAACCTTCCTTATAGGCACGCCATGCTACTTTAGGCGAAACACCTACTGCTTCTGCGGCTTTACGGTAGCCCATTTGCCCATCGCGCATTGCTTCTAACAATGCGGTGTACTGCACTTTTGTAATCGTCGGATCTAGCATAGCAATCCTCTTTGCACTGGAAGCAGCCGGTAGCTGGTGTTATATCATTACTCTTTGAGCACTCGACGTGCCAGAGGAAATACTGTAGCAGCTTGTTCAACGACAGCAACGTCGCAAAAATCGCGCATGATACGCCAAGCGTTTAGTGGGTCTGAATCTGCGGCGGCGCGGGGAAGCCACTGGTGCCAGCCCTCAGTTGTGCCGTAGATTATACCAATGGGATTGTCGGCGTGGCCATAGGTATAAGGCGGGTACAGCCCAAGCTTATACTGTTGCATGTACGCAAAGACTTCTGAAGTAGACCAATCGAAAATCGGGTTGACGCGAGCCATACCAGACTTGACAGTATAAGAACCACCAGCACCGACGCTGTTGCCGCCAACAATTTTGGTGCCATCATTGCTGAGAACTTTACCGTCACGAGAACGCCTGCCGAAAACAATGCCAGCGCAACGATGATTTTTGGCGTACGCATCTTGCAGCCGCCATTTCTCACGGCGAACGAAATCTACTGACCTATCAGTAGACCAAAGCATTGCAGGATTGCGTTGCAGCCAAGCAAAGTTCATCGGAACTCGCAGCACGTTTTCTTCTGCTACGTGCTGGTCAATGAATTCGTTGACGCTTGGGAACTCTAAATGGTTGGACACAATGAACGGCGGTAGACAGCCGCTGTGCTGGCGTGCAAGGTGCGCAATCACCTGTGAGTCCTTGCCGCCTGACCATGCCACAGCGAGCCGCCTGTGCTGCCTGACGGCTTCGTCAAGGCGTGCGTGGGCGGCAGCTACCTTGGCATCAAATGCAGGCGTACCAATCAGACTAACCGATTCATGGTACATTTTCCAGTAGGCAGCGGACAATTTAAGCTGCTTAGCTTCATCAGGAAATAAGCCTTTCATTTAGAATCACCTGTAGCCTGTCTTTGGCTTTACGCTTCATATTATCCGTAACTGTTTCAAATCGGCCTGTGTCTGTGTCAAAGTGCACGTCAAAAAACGTGCGCCTAAGTGCTGACAAAAGAAATGCCTGCTCAGCAAGCGCAATTCTTGGATTTTTAGTGCGCCCATTCAGCAAAAAGTGATCCGTAGCGTCTAGTACTACATTACAGCGCCCACGCAACCCAACTTCAATTAAACCCCAGCCTTGCGGAACTTTAGCGACGTTTATTCGCAAGCTTTCTGGCACCATGAAATAACGAAGGTCGCCGGGATGGTCTACAGAAGCTTCTATGTCGTGGATCATCTTGTGCCGGTCGGCAGCGAAATCACTTTTTGACACCTTGCATTCAACAAGTATTGATACAGCGGTATTTGGTCTAATTCTTGTTCGCCATTTCCAGCCAAGAGCATCTGGACTGTAACGGTGTCCCTCAAAGCGTGGCTCAGAAAAGTACACTTTACAGTCCTGCTTTTTAAGCCACTTTACAGCGCAAGCTACAACTTCTGAGTGTGTCATTTTACCTTAGTACCATATGTTGCTTTTTTCTTGTTGGACCGCGAAGCCTTACTCAAACCCTCGCGGGTAGGCACCCAACCGGCACCAAAGCTGTCCTGCCCCATCAATTCTGGATTGCCACGCAATTCTGATAGGCGTTCCTGTTCTTCAGCTTCCATACCCAAACGATTCTCAATTTGGTCTTCCGTAAAACCAGCACCTTGAAGCTCGCGTACAATGTTACCCATTGCAAGAATACCGTGGCTACCACGTGCACGATTGTGGCGCACAGTAGAAAGCATATGGTCAATGCGAACCTTATTGCGCAGGATTACAACAGGAACCTGCCCACTGTGCAAGTCTTGTATTGCAGCATCGCGGCTAGCTAACGTCCAGCGGTGAAAGCCGTCAACAATCTCAAACTTTTCAGTCACCACAATAGGCTGTGTCCAACCGTCTTCAATGATTGACTGCTTTAGCAAGTCCATTTCCGGCCCAAATACGTGATTTGGGTTGTAGTCATTGGCGTGCAGGTCTTCTGGATACATCCAAATAACCTTGTCAATTGGATTGCTCATTTCTTCACACCTTTGCTGCCAATAACCTTGCGGTCTGACCACGCGCTGTCTGACATTGTTTCTTTGCGACGGCGTAAATCGCCACGGTAAGCAATCTGGTAAAGACGTTCCCAAGAAATCAACTCACCCTTTCCATAGTCAGGAATTGGAATGCCGATATTCTTCTTGAAATGCGTGCGAATAGCAGACTCGATACGCGCTGCCAGCTTGGCGCGGATATCGGCAGGATGGCGCTCAATTGCCTCACGAATCTGCGCTTGCCAGTAATCCGGCCCTGTACCTGCATGACTAGCTGCCGTGACGTTGTGCAGCCCGTACAGGGGCGACTCACTGTAGCGTGCAGCCGTGGCAGCGCCCGGTACACGCCGCAGCATCTTTTCCCAAATAGCAGGTTCAAGTAAACCGAAATACTTTAGCGCACGCAATGGTTCTTCAGCAAATGGCGGCGAAATACGCTGCTTTGTTGGTGTGATACCAGCGCGAGTGTACTTGTCATAGATCACATTGTAATCCCAGCCAAACTTAGTCGGTGCCGTCCACACGTCGCCGACAAGCCAGTCATAGATAGGCTTGCACATTGTTACGTGCGGTGCATTGCTATCTGGTGCAAGCCAATTATCCTCAGTGCGCATAGATACCACGCGAAGACGGCGTAGTGACTCTTGCGCACGCAGACCGATAGCTACGCCATAGGATAGCGTTTTGTCCGGGAAAAAGAGATTATTGGATTGGTATGCCGGTGCACGGTTGTTTGGGTCGGTAGGAAAATTCGCAATTTCTGTAATGCCTTCGGGCGGCATAGGACGGCACCACAAATGCTTTGATTCCGGTGCCCACGGATACCAGTAAGGTTGTTTAGTGCTACATGCGTTACGGTTTTTGAAAGGCATACAGTACCAGCGAAGCGATACGTCTTTACGCTGTGAAATTCTGCGGACATACTGTACCGTGTCATCCCAAATACCTTCCTCATCATAGAATACCACGTCTACTGGCCCATAGCCGATACGATTGGCTTCTTCTAGGACAAGGTTAAGAACAGCCGTGCTGTCTTTACCGCCAGAAAACAGCACAGATACCACGTCAAAGCGCGTGAACATATCTGCAACGCGTTCACGTGCCAACTCGTATGTAGTCTTCTCTACAAACTTTTTCTTAAGTACCACGTTAGTGCACCTGTGCTGTTGAAAAACCATGATGGTCTAAAACCTGCTCGACCACAGCAACCAAATCATGTGACAGTTGATGGTCCGCACGTGCGCTGACCATGATTGCCCAGCCTTCGTGTGTGGTATCCTTGTCGGCACCTTCAACTGTGTAGTTGACAGATACACGACGACAAATCACACCTTTGACGCGCATGTCATCAATCAGGTCACATAGCCCACTACAGAAGTCACTGCTTGGTTCTTGCAGGTCAAACACACTCATTTACCACCACCGTGCTTGATGTACGTACGGTTAATCATGGGGTGATTGTCGTCAGTCGGACCAGTATTGCTGTCTGGATGGAAAGCAATAATATCCATCGTTGCACCATCAATGTCAGTGCGAAAGCTATGCCGTTCCTGTGGCGGAATGACAAATGCTATACCGGGACGCAGTTCAATTTCCCAAGTATTTCCGGTATCATCGCAGTACGCACGGCCCTCACCAGCAACCACCAGCCCAAGGCGGATAGTGGGGTGAATGTGCTGCGTTTGCAGAATACCGATAGGAAAATGAAGGTGATTCAAGCACGCATCGCCAGCACGCGGTGGCGGGATAAGCACAGTATCACTGCAACCATCAATGTATGACAGACGGCCAATTTCTTCACGCACTGAAAACATTTCAAGCGGATTGAAACCATAGCGGAAAAACAGCACAACTGCGGTGTTGTCATGTAGTGCCATAATGTGCGCGCCAACACCAACAACAAAACACGCACCTTCATTAAGTTCATGTGTGCCATTGATAGTAGACACGCGCGCTGGACCGCCGTACACATAGCCGTACACAGCAGCAATAACAGTAACTGTAAGTTGCTGTTTGCTAGTTACAAGATGCATCGCTGTTGGGTAAAAGTCACGCTCAAACCGACACAGCGTGTCATTGCTATGCGCAGCAGTAATGTCAAATGACCGCATGTTAATCCTCATCCTCGTCTTCGGTAGTTTCTTCGTCAGTAGTGCCAACATTACCCATGTACAAATCACACAGGAACATCAATGCATCTACGTTTTTCTTGACACCAGTTTCACGCTGCTGCACAGCGCGCAAAGCCTGCGTGACCTTTTTGCGGTCAGACGGAATCAGGTTGAACGTCAGTGGCACAGGCGTTTCTTCAGCGTCGTCAGCATCGGCATCGCTAGGTTCAATACCTTCATCGCCGTCAAAACCACCCTCATCAGCACCGCTAACATTGCTGTCTTGGTATTCTTCAAGAAAGCCAGTACTCAAATCCTTGAACACGTCAAGTTCGTCGTGGCGCATACCTGACACGTCGGCAATCCATTCAAGCTCACCGCCAAGGGCTTGCGTGTCTTTGATATACTGTTCAAGTTCGTCGGCTTTCCATTCTGCGCCAATACGATTCAAACCAAGCGCGAGCGTACGAGCCTGCACTTCGTCATCAACGTCAACAATGATTGACGGAATCTTTGTTTCACCAGCATCCAGCATGGCTTGCAAGCGATGGTGTCCGTTCAGCACTTCGTAACCATCATCGGTCATACGCACGATAATCGGTTCAACAAAGCCCACAGTGGAAATACTAGTTTCCAACATGCGGGCCATTTCATCGTCCATAGCTCGCGGATTACCACCGTGGAACTTGACGATCTTGTCAACGTTGATTTGCTTGTAACCGACAATACGATTCTGGACTGCCATGACTAAACACCTTTCTTTGCGCATTCTTTACGCAAGTTGTGAGCAATACGCTCAAGTTTCTTTTCGCCACACATAGCCAATGGGATAGTATCGTCTGACGTTCTAGGCTGAACGCCTAGCCGCTTTGTCATGGCGATGATTTCAGAAATCAAACGGCCTTTGCTTACGTCACTCATGCTGCCCCAAAGACAATGCGGTTAGCTGCTGGAATTTGCGACTCTAAATCGCGGCGATGCGTGATTACCATAACCATGCGATCACTGGCAAGTTCTTCAATTGCTTCAATCACTGAGCGTGTACCACCCGCGTCAAGCGCATCAAAAACTTCGTCTGCAAACACACTCGCACCGTGTTGGCGCGCTGCACCAGCGACTACTTCTGATAGGGCAAACATGATCGCAATGTCCACACGCCGACGTTGACCGGCGCTGCACGACTTGTACGATTTGTCATCGCCGCTGCCAAGCACGCCAAGCAGAATAGAATCACCAGAAACTGACATATCAATTGACAGCTTATCGTCAGAGATACGCTTAATCCATCTATCCGCTGTTTGACCTAATGCAGCTACTGCGTCGTCAACAAGACGTGCACGTACACCTTTTGTACCAAGTACTTTCTCAGTAGTACGAAGCACGGCAACTGTAATTGCTTTTTGGTTGACTTCTTCAAGCTTGGCAGTTGCTTCAGCAGCAGCTTTTTTAGCTGTACGTTCAAGCGTATTACAGCGTTCCGCAAGCTGGTCAACGTTTGAACTGTCCGCTGGTGCTGACGCTAACAGCCTATCAAGTTGTGCTTTTAGTGAGTCTTTAGCGGCCTTTGCAGTAGACAGTTTTCTTTGCTGATTAGCGACAGTATTTGAAATAGTGTCCAATTCACGGATGCGTTGACGCATGGTGTGCAGCGCAGTATTGTGCTTGTCACAAGTTGAACGCACAGAATCGCGCGCATTCAACAACTGCGTTTTGGCCTGCGATGCTTCAAGACGTGCATTTGATAGCATTTCAGCAGACGACATGCGCCATTCATCAGCCATAGGACGTTCGCAAGTAGGACAATTACCATCTTCAAATTGCTCAAATTGATGCTCTACGTTATTGCAGGTTGACTCAGCAACGCGAGCATCAGCAGTAAGTTGGTGTAAAGAACGCTCAGCAACCTTTACTGCGTTTTCTGCTTCACCAATTTTAGCCCACAAATCGGTGCGTTCTTCCTCGATAGACTCTTGGCTGCTGCCAGTATCATCATCCAGCAGCGCGGCGTAGTCAGCCTTGGCGTTTTTGAAGCGCAACCGGGCCTGTGTGACCTGTTCTTCATGCGCAGCAGCAGCGTTGGCTACTTCGTCAATTGCACGCAGCAGAGCGCGGTGTGCTTCGTCTGCGCGGGCATTCGCTGCCGCGTGGGTTGCCTGCGCAACTGCCGCTGCCGTAGTTGCAGCACTCACGATACTTTCAGCAGCTTTGATATCAGCGCGGCAACTATCCAATGCAACATCAAAAGCGTCCAAGCCAAGTACTGCTTCAAATGTGCGCTTTCGTTCTGCATCTGTAGCAGCGGTAAACTTGGTAGCATCATCGGAAGCCAACACTGAACTACGAAGCCACATATCATAGCTTGGCAGAATCTTGTCAAGTTCTTCCTGAGCTTTTTGTGCCGTGTCGTATTCTACGTCGTTGATTAGTACAGTCATTTTCTTGCCGCGCTTGCGGTCACGAATGACGTTTAGCTTTTTGCCGTCAATTTCAACAGTAATTGCGACCATCGTGCCTTCGTCGCGGCTTGGGTCGGTGCCACGCACAGTCTTGCCATACAAGCCCCATGCGATAGCTTCAATGATTGCAGTTTTGCCAGAACCATTTGGACCAGAAACAACTACAATGCCTTTCTCTGGAAATTTGACAGCCAGCTTCTTGTGCGCTGGTGTGAAGTTACTGGCAGTAAGTGAAATGACACGCATCTAAACCCCCAAATACTTTTTAGCGTGCGCCAATACTAACTCACGTGTCACGTTATCCGGCAGAGGCATCTTTGCAACAAAGGCATCAAGTTTTTCTGCCAGCGTTGTAGCAGACTTGGTAGCGAGCATTGCAGCAGCGGTAGCTTCACGCTGTTCGTCAACATTTTGTAGCACTTCAATGTACGGATTGTCGGATACGGCTGCGGTGACTTCGCGCAACTCAGACGTGCCCACTGTCATGCGACAGTATAATGGTGCGGATTCTGGATTAGTCCTAACCAGATCAGCGTGTTGCGCGAGTGAATCAACGACGACAAAACGCGGGCCGGGAATAGTAGCTATGGTAGATTTACCACCAGAATAGATAGCAATTCTACCGTAATCAAAGCCGGGATTGTCAAAGCCAGTCGGGGTCAGCGCACCAATCTGGCAGATACGCTTGCTGTGCTGGTGAAACGAGTGCCAGTCGCCGCTATACCAGCGCTGGATACCGTGCGTGTCACACAATTCTTCAAGCAAGCGTGATTCAAATGCACCAGCCTGTTCACGTAGCCACGGCGGTGTGCTGCCGCCAATGATACCAAAGTGCGATACCACAATCTTTATGCCAGAAACTGCGTTCAAGGTAAGGCGCAGTTTTTCCTCAGTGAAGTTAGGCGTAAATGGAATGAAAAGCACATCGCCAACTTTTGTGGCGTCCAAATACACGCTGCATGACGGATTGCTTCGCAGTACACCGATTGCATGACTCTCTGGTGCGGCAGCACTGTATTCATGGTTTCCAAGCAAGAAATGGTAGTTCACTTCTTCATGTGTCATAAGTGCTGAAACTGCCAAGTCAATCAAGTGCGGTTCTGGCCGCAGGCTATCAAAGAAGTCACCAGCAAAGATTACATCAAGCTCGCCATCGTAGTCATCGCGTGCATACGAGACTGCTGTGTTGATTGATGCAATGATTTGAGTAGCACGCTCGTTGCATCCAAAGCTATTTGACTTACCGCCGAACCTACGATGATTGGCAAGGTGCACGTCACCGATAATGCAAATACGCTTCATTTAGCACCTTTCTTTGCCGGTGCAGCTTTCTTGTACACAGCAGCCTTTTTAGGTGCCGTAACACCATCAAACGTCGGGATAATGCTTTCATTATCGCCACCGGGCCAGTGCAATTCAGTACGCGCAACCTGTGCAGCCTTTGCTGACACTTTAGTGTCATCGCTAAGTACGCCAACGTCTTTAGCGAAGTTCACAATCATCCAATTGGCATCCCAACCAGACTCGTACAGGATACGTGCGCGGAATTTACGCTTGTCCGGTGATACCTTGTTTTTGCGACTGTAAATTGACACATCAAGACCGACAGTTTCGTCACCTTTCTTTGCCGTAGCGCCACCTTGAATGTGCAGCCGCCATGCCACATGAAACTTCAGAACACCGCTGGACGGCGTAGTAGTAGGGTCGCCAAAAGTCACGCCAATCTTTTCACGTGCTTGATTGATGATCACAACAGCCACGCCAGTTTCCGCAGCGCGCATTGACATAACACGCATAGACCGTGCCAGTACACGACCACGCTCAGCCATTGCCGCTTTCTTTTCCATCATGCCATCTTCCAACTCTTTAACAGTCGGCGTGGCAGCAAGGCTATCCCAAACAACTACAACAGGATGATCCTGCGTAGAAACTACGTCAGCTAAAAGCGTGTCCAATTGGTCAAGCACTTCTTCAACAGAAGACGGCTCACACAAAATCAAGCTATCACAGTCAACGCCAAGTGCCTCAGCACGGTTACGTTCAAATGTAGCTTCTGTTTCAATCAGGATACCGACACCACCTTGACGCTGTGCAGAAGCGATAATTTCCATGCCAAGTGACGACTTACCGCGTCCTTCCTCAGCAAAGATTTCGCCCATGCGCCCAAGCGGGATGCCACCGATATCCGCAAAAATGTAGTTGTTTAGCACGTCAAGTTTGGTGATAATCACACCACGTAAAGTTGACCGCGTGCTGATTGGTTCGCCAGCAAAGCCAATTGACGACTTTGGAAACTTGGTTTGTAGGCGTGCTTTGATTGCTAGTGCTAAATCTGACATTGTATTACCCCGTAAAGCGAACAGGGGATACGTGCACACCGCCGTGCACGTATCCCCTGTGTTAACTAACGACTACGAAAATGACTAGTCTTCATCATCTTCGTCTTCGTCGTCAATCTCAACGTCATCAATGACGCGGCCCTTGGGTGCAGCATCGGACGCCGCACGACGCGAGCGTGGCGGCTCATCGTCATCGTCATCAGCAGCGCGCGACTGCTTACCCTGCTTTTTCATAATCGCCTTGAACTCATCTTCATCAACGCCTTCAATCAGCGCCTTCATAACCGAAGCAGGAAGCATACGCGTATACTTACGCGGGTCATGCTGCTCAGCAATCAGGTGCATCAATTCGTCGCCCAATTCCTTGTGGGCGGACGGCTTGACTTCATAGCGCGTATCCTTCATCGTCGTGCCCTTACGGCGAACGATGATATCAAAGCCCTTGATAGTCGGGTTGCTGAAATCGCCGTACACGGCCTGTTCACCATCAGAAGCATCAAAGTCTTCTGGCGGATTACGCAGCGCTTCAATAGCCTTGACAATTGACGGCGTGCTGATCTGCACCATCTTCACGGTAACTTCATCCGGCTCAGCGTCAGCATCGCGGATAATACCATTGAACAGCAGAACCGGCTTAGCCCAAAAATTGCGGCTATTCTCTTGGTCAATCGGATTGGCACTACGCGACAGTGTATTGCCGTACTCACAAATCGGGCAAACACTGCGCTCAGACACCGACCGTCCACGCCACAGGCATTCCGTGGCAATAAACTTGTCATCAGTGGTCTTCAAACCGTGCTGAAAGATTTTCATGTACGGCGTACTGCCAGTACCCCACGTGGCGTCACGCAATTTCGGCAGCATACGCATGACCGTTTTGCCGACCGGGAATTTGCGGAAGACAACGCCTTCGCTATCCTTGTCGTTTTGCTTCTTGACTTCACGCGCGTCATCATCCGTCCAATCGACGTAACCGACGTTCGCCAAACCAGTATTCTTTGCTTTGGTAATTTCAGTAGACTTAGCCATTATATACTCTCAGTGTTGCAAATTGCGCTATGCGCTGGTGCTACCAGATTAGGGCTGGTTCCCATCTGTAGTAGGGCAAGTTCCCTGCTACTCGTTCAGTTCGTTACGGCGATTGGCCGCTAGCGTAACGAGCATATCTTTTTTGATTGATAAACTGACCAAACCATTCTTCAACAAAACGGAATCTGAATCAGCCTCAATTTCTTCCATGACGACGTTACCGTAACGCGGATCACCAGCGATGCGTGCCTTCACCATCGCCTCAGTGACCTTGCTACCGGATGCTTGTAGCATCTGCCGCACCTCAATGTCAAGCTCTGCGAGTACACGATCTTTGCGCACCTTGATTTCGTTGGAACGGCGCTGCGCTTCAGCATACGATGATGCTACGCGCATAAAATCTGCCGGTACACGGCGGCATTCCATATCAAGGTCATCTTCGTCAATGCTTGCATACGAACGCAGTTTGGAAATAGTGCTCTGAATACTGGATGGATTAGCGCTCAAGTTTCACCTCATTCATGCTTCCCCAGCTTTTACCAACTTTGCAGTCAGCAATAAGTGGGACGTTACCGCTATACCATCCTTCCATGATCGGCGGGATGGCGGCTAGCAGTTGTGGTAGGGCAGACTCGTAAACTTCAAACAGCAACGAATCATGTACAGCAAGCACAAGCTTGGCTTTGCACTTACTGGTACGCAGCCAATTTACTGATGCAGCAATTGACCGTGTGCAATAATCAGAGCCTGTTCCCTGCACAGGCGTATTGTATGACGAACGCAAAGCGCTACTTGCAGACTCACTATCACTGCCAGCAATTTGCAGCATCGGACGACGCCGACCGGGCAGGCCATCCAAGTACGTGAACGCATAGCCTGTCAGCGTAGTCTCACGTTCGCGTGCTGTAATCCATTTGGCAAGGCTAGGAAATGCACCAAAGATTGACGATTTGATTTTCTCAAGCACGCGTTCTTCAAGTCCTGTTTCTTCAGCCAATGAGCGAATGCTTTTACCATACAAAAGTGAGAAGTTAAACTGCTTGGCAGCATCGCGCTCTGGACCGTCTTTGGTGATATCCTCAGCACGTTTGCCCCACACGATAGGCGCAATCAATTGCGCTGTACGAAAGTGGTAGTCAACACCGCTTAAGAAAATCTCTGTCATTGCCACGTCGCCAGACAACATAGCAGCGACACGCAATTCTAGCTGGCTGTAGTCAAACTCAACCAATACCCTGCCAATTCCTGCGCAGAATAGATCACGTACCTGCTTACCCAGCAGTGTTTTGGCGCGAGGAATATTTTGCAGGTTTGGATTTACGCAGTTATGCGAAAAGATACCACTAGTTTCATAGCTATGGTCTTCTTCAACACTTAAGTCATAGACCTCATGGCTGCCGCTAGCGTAGATCGCTTTAACATCACACCAACTGTGTCTTTGACCTGCAAAAAATGAACTTCCCGATGGCCCTTGTTCGTCACCAACGCAAGATTGTCCAATAAATTGTTCCGCGAATTCCCATCTATGTGGTGCACTACCATTGCCAGTGGCAGATCCTGTGGTTCCAGTCCCAGCGCCTGCGCCATGACCAGCCTGTGCACAAATACACGATGATCCTTGTGCAGACAAGTCAGGTAGCCGTAGCCATCCTCGCAAAGACCTATCCAATTGTGGTGGGCTTCGCCAGTTTTTCCGTGCATCGGATTTAGTGTACCCGTTTTCGCCACAGAGTACCGCATCGCCTGTAGTGCGCGCAATTCTGCTTCTGGCATGTGCGCATTCAGAATGTGGCAGACATTCTGAAAACTCGTTTTCAGCATTGTTGCAACAGTCGCATACGTCGGAAGCGTTTGTAAATCCCTGTACGCTGCTAAAGTTGCTTTCACGTTCTGCGGATTTGACACCCATTTCTTTGAAACACTCATATACGTAATCCTCTGCGTGCACCCACTGGCCGGTGCTTAGCAGCAGCCGATGGTCGGCTGTGCACGTCAAAGTGTTCCCGTTTGCGAGAACGAAGTCAAGCGTTTCACGTGTACCATTGGACCAGTGCGCCGTTACCTGCCGCCAGCGATTCATATGCGTCCAGACATAATCACCGACTACCACAGAACTAATAGGCAACACACCACGTTTTGTTTTTACTGGCGTCCAATGCGCTACACAGCTTAGTCGGCCAGTTTCTGCGCCATCTAATTTCATATCTGGATGGATGCGCCCATCGCCACGAATAGCATCTAGGATACCATCGGCGTATGTGCTTTTCAACTTGCTGACCTTGCGGTACTCGCCAAGTGCTGACAAAAACGGATGATTGGTTGCAGCAATGAGTGCCTTCATTGCTTTCTTGTCTGTTGACCGCTTTTTCATGCCCTTGTACTTAAGGCCAAGCTTGTCAAAGATTAGTGAGGCGATTTGCGGGTTTGAGTTAGGGTTTTCCAAACCGTAGCCACGCAGAACCTTGTACTGTGACTCGACTGACATTGCCAACTGCGCCTGCAACGCGACGACGCGGCCCCTGTCTACCGGTGCACCCCAGCGCTCAATCTGGCACAGGGCTTCCGTGGCAGGTTGCACAACCAGCGTGAATACGCGTGCTGATAGCTCATCAGTCTTCAGCAGTTCAATTTGACGTGCAGCTTCACGATTGGTAGCGAGAACATCGCGTGCATTGTACAAGCGAGTGATGACAGGATCTGTCATGGCATAAGCATACCGCTTAGCGTCTGCACCATCTGGCAAATAGAACTTATCACCCCAAGGCGCATACAGTACCTTGGCTTCTTTATTCTGTTGTTTGCGCAAACGACGAATGGTTGAATCTAATTCTTTGCCGAATTCATCCTTGAACCCGCCCATGCCAACCATGTAACTCAGCGCATTGAGTGTCGCACCGGCATCCGCACGAAGCAGCTTGCGTACCAAACGAGTATCGTAGTACACGCCGCCGCACACAATACCAAACTCACAAAATACAGCATTTACGTCTACCTTGATTGATTGCCCAATCTTGGGTGTTTGCTTCTTTAGCAGCTTAGTAACTACGCTAAGGATTTCGTCATCCTCTAATGCTTGCCAGTCAAACGAATACACAATGTCACTGCGGAACGCTGACAAAGCTAGCAAAGAAATACGAAACTCTTTATCGTATGGTTGCCCAAAGTACTCACAGTCAAATGTAAGTGCTTCAGCATCAGACATATCATCTAGTGCCATGTACGCTTTGTGTGGCGTATTGACAATGACAAGTTTAGCAGCAAGAAAGTCTGGCTTATGCGACGACGCAAATGCTTTGACAAGTTCAAGTGCTGTATGCTGCTGCCACAATTGATTTGACGCAAGCAGCCACATTGGCGGCATAACGTGAATCACAGTGTTATCACGTAAGAAACTGTACCCGCCAATAGCATCATGTACAGGCACAGCTTCGCCAAACACAGCCATTGCAGCTTCTGGTCCGAACACGATAATGCAATACGGTTTGACGGTATTGATTGTGTCAACCAAATACTGACGGCAATTGTCAGGGCCATGCTTGTCAGTGACGTACGCGCACCGTGTGGCCGCTGTGTAGACGACAGGGCGAGTAGTGGCGTCAGCTATCAGACGGCGGATAATCGCGCCCTGTGGGCCAACTGCGGTGGCACCGCGTGCATCATCCTGCGGGGTAATCTCATCGACTACTACCAGTACGGCCTCACCATGCTCAAACTTGCGCGTGGCGCTAGCAGGAATACAGCGATTGATTACTGTACGCCCTTCATGCAGCTTACATAGCTGGCAATTATCGTCACGTTCTGACGGTGCAGTCGTGTCAATAGCTAGTAGTGGCCGTACTGGAAATAGGCTCATTATTTGCCCTTTTTGCTAGTACCTTCCAAACGCGCAGCCATACGACGCGTACGACGATTCGGATGCGGCGTATACCAGTTACCCTTCCACTTATAGCCAGCAGCTTTTGCCGCAGCAGTGTACTTCATGCTGTAGTTAAACGTTTCGCCAACAGGATTTCGCGGGGCCACAAACGCATTGTTCTCGTTAATCTCTTGCATCAAACACCTCACCAAGTTGGTAACTGTGGCAGGATATGAACCTGCATTTTGGCGTTATTGCCACGTCTTGCTTAGACGACACAGTGTACATCGCTACTTCAACTAGCGATTGGTAGGGCAGACTAGTCAGCCAGCGCTTCAAACAGGGACTTGACGCGACCGTCCAGCTTGGCGTCGTCAAAGCGATCAACAACCGCGTGCTGACCCTTCAAAGCGCGAACAGCCTTGACAACGGCATTGACCTTCATGTTCTGGTCAACATAATAGCTGACGATATCCTTCAAGGTTTCAGCCGCTTCCAATTCTTCCGGCAAACCGTCATCATCTTCGTCCTCATCATCTTCGTCGTCAGCAGGCGGCAATTCGGCCTTCGGCGGCTTCGCAGCAGCCGGGGCGGGCTTCGGGGCGGGCGCTTCCGGCTTGGGGGTCTTCGCAGCAGCCGGGGCGGGCGCTTCCACCTTCGGGGCCGGGGCGGGTGCAGCAGCCGGGGCGGCACCACCAGTCGCGAACGTCACCAACGACGCTTGCAACGCAAGCGCCTGTTCCGCCGTTTCCACGGTGAATTCAGTACTAACGACATAGCCGTTGTCTTCAAGCGCTTCAATCTTGCTACCAAAAAACTTTGAATTCTGCTTAGCCATTTTAGTGCCCTTATAGTGGTGCAGTTATGCACTTCTCTACCTGTTCTTCAAGCCAGTCCCAACCAACTTCGTCGGGGTCTGTCCGCGCAGGCATTCTAACGTAGCCTGCCTGCGCGCCTTCTAGCCTTAACCGTTTGGCTAAAGCCCATCCCTCACGCCAAGCGTCACCGTCAAGCACAACCGCAATCGGTCTTGACGAAGCCAATAGCGCTTCTACTTGTTCGTCACTTGGTTTACCCAACAACGCTACCGCGTTACCGTGACATGCTAGCGCATCAAAGATGCCTTCCACGACTATAACGGGTTTCTCTGTCTTTGTCAAGAGGCAGTTTGCATTGTACAGCAACCTAGCTCTCTGCATCCCCCTCGCGTTTAGATACTTGCGGTCCTTCGTACCTGTGATATCGCGTGCGACCCAACCGGCCCAAACGCCTTCCTCAGCGGTCAAGAACGGCATGATGACGCGATTGCGACACAGGCCGTCCAAGCTGAAACCGATACTAGCAGAACGCACAGTGCTTGTCAAGATGTTTCTTTTGCGCAGGTAGTCACGTGCTTTCTTATAGCTAAGTGCAGTTTTGCCGTCACCACGCCCGATTTCCACATAACCTTCAGGCGGTGGAATACCGATAGGCTTATCGTCGTTCTTTTTCTTTGGGCCATCGTGTTCTTCAAAACCATGAATGCGCCCAGCAGCATTACAGCGGAAGCAATGCCACCAACCTGAGCTAGAATGTAAACCGAATGATGCACGCTTATCTGAGCGACCAGTACGCCCAAGACAAACAGGACAATTTACACGTACCCAGCCATCGCCGCGTGTAGCACGCTGCAACAATTTATTCAGCCAATCTGTGTCAACATGCCCACTCATTTAGCATTCCAATCTACGTACACAAGTGGTTCAACAGTCTGCCGTGCGCGCGACCAGTCTACTTCAATGGGGCCAACAGCATCGCGGCTCTTACCCTTACGTGACGCAGAGATAAAGTACTCAATTGACGGTCTACCGGAACCGGGATCGTCAACGCGATTCAATGTCATAACAAGCGTGGCTGACCGGATTTTGTGCTTACTATCTGAAATGTCGTCGTTGTCCAGTCGATTACGCCCCTTACCGCGAATGGCCTGTGATACCGTCCAGCACACAGATTTGCGTTCTTCAAATAGCGCGTGCAATTTGTCCATCGCCTTACCAGCAGCTTCATACGTGGTAACGTTGCGACTGACGCCAAGATCAAGCTTGTCAAGGTAATCAATTACTAGAAGATCACACTGTCTGCCAACTTGTGCTTCACAGCTAATCATCCACTCAATGATATCTTCAACTGTCGCAGTACCCGGCGCAAATGCCTTGATCACGCCGCGACCCATAGACGGCAACAGCTTTTTGATGCGTCTACGCACCTCATCAGCATTGGAAGGAATGTCGTTGGTTGGCACGTCTGTGGACGCTGCAAGAAAACGCGCCTGTGCTTCATCCATAGGATTTTCGCAAGAAGCGTACAGTGCAAATGCGCCATGAAGGACATTGCCTGTGTAAATGTGGTTCAAGAACATAGACTTTCCGCCTTTGTCCAAACCAATAGCCATTGAAACACCCGGCGCAGCACCACCACCTAAATACTGATCAACTTCGTGAATGTATAGTGGCAAACGTTTGGTGCGCGCAGACGCAACAACAAAGTCAACCATGTCTTCGCCAATCAGTGCGCCGATTGAACCATCAACTTGTCCGATACGTTTTGCCGTATTCAGAGCCTTTTCAACAGCTTCAATCTCAGCAGAACCAGCGTACGCATCTGCGGCAATGTTGGCAGCATCGCGTAGCTTTTCTTGCTTTAGGATTGGTGAGATTTCTGCGGAAAGTTGTATCGCGTCAGGAATGTCGTTGATTTCATACACAGCCAGAAGCATGTTTCTGACGGCGCGCAGTTCTTTCAACTTGATTTTGCCATCAACTACCCAGCGTTTAAGGCGCTGGATAACAATGCCAACTGACGACGGACCATTACCTGTGTCGTGTGCAATCGCAGCAATAGCCTGCAAGCACAGTTCAACCGCAGGATTAGCCATGCGGTCTGCTTCAATGTATTTTGCACAAGTGCCCCAAAATTTGGGTACTGTGCAAGCATGTAGAGCAATTACTGGTTCGATATCATCATCGAATCCATACGGCTGACTTGACATGAAAAATCCTCACATGGCTGCGGTTCCACGTGTTTTTTCGCAATCTTGGATGGCTCGTTTCAACAGCGTATCAAACTGTGTTCGCGGCCAGTGCTTCACTACTAGGGCGCGGACAACAGGACGGCGATCGTATTGCTGGGAAAGCCAAATATCATCCCAACATGCAGCCCATCGGTATAACAGTTCGCGTGCGGAAGCGGGCCATGTGATAACAGCAGCACTAGTATACTTCTTGCGGCATTCATCAGCGCTTTTTCTGATGCGCAACTTTGAAAACATCCATGTGCTAGGCGGGGCATTGCGTCGGTGTTGGTTCAATTCTGTCCACAATGTAAAGCTGTAGCTTATCCATGCTGAAGGTGTGATATCTGCTTGGATAAGTTCGCGTGTGCAATCTTCAATTGCTTTGTGGTATTTGTTGAGATTGATGTAAGTCGCATCCCTACGGTATCTATTCGTGTATTCAGCACGGTAGGCTGAGACAAGCGTACTACCGGCGACAGCAACACTAGTGCGTAAAATCGGTGTTGGCAGATTCAATGGTTCCAGCTTTAGCCGTACCGAATCCTCATCAGCAAACAGTGCCAATACCTGCTCTTTCCAGTCATCAGGTTTGAACGACAACCCGTTGACGGTAAA